AAACCGAAAGGCTACCTTTACATACAAGCCCTCTAGTCGACATAGAGCTACCTTGTGAACGAAGCCCCCGTAGGAGAAGAATATGACTACTGAAGTACAAGAGGAAAATGCCAATCCTTACAACCAAAAAAAATCTTGGCACACAGATATTGAAGAAAACTTTGATACTGCTGACGGAGTCTTTTTTGAGAAGCCAAAAGCTAAAAAGAAAGAAGCAATACCTAGTGAACCTGTAGAACAGGTAGCTGAAGAGGAAAGTCCAAAGGATGAACCTTATAAGCGACCAGACTACAAGAAACGTTACGATGACTTGAAAAAGCATTATGACTCTAAACTAAACGAATTTAAGTCTAGAGAACAAGAGTTATTAGAACAGGCTGCTGAAAACAGACCTAACTATGTAGCTCCTAAATCTCCAGAAGAACTTGAAAAGTTTAGAGAAGAGTATCCTGATGTTTACGAAGTTGTAGAAACTGTTTCTCATTTACAGGCTGAAGAGAAATCTAAAGACTTGAAAGAGAAACTTGAAAGACTACAAGAACGTGAGAAAGAGTTAGTTCGTAAAGATGCTGAAAAGCGATTGATGGATAAGCATCCTGACTTTGAAGATATTCGCAATAGCGATGACTTTCACGGTTGGGCTAAAGAGCAGCCTAAGTCTATCCAAGATTGGGTATACAACAATGCTGACGATGCTGATCTAGCTTCAAGAGCTTTAGATTTATTTAAGAAAGATATTGGTATGGATGTTGCACCGAAGAAGTCAAATTCTAAACGGTCCAAGAAATCTGCTGCTGACATGGTTTCCACTAAAACAACTAGTGTAGAACCACAGCAAGAGAAAGTTTGGACTGAAAAGGAAATTGCAAGTATGTCTATGGACCAGTTTGACCGGTATGAAGCCGAGATAAGTGAAGCCATGCAACAAGGCAGAATTGTAAAATCATAACTATTAATTTACAAACTTAGGAGAATATCAAATGGCTCAATATTTTGAACCCTCAACTGATACCGATGCTAACTTTGCAAACTCTGTTGCAGGACAGACTAATAGTTTCTTCCTTCCTTCGATTTATTCTAAAAAGGTTTTAAACTTTTTCAGAAAGTCCTCGGTTGTCGAAGCTATTACTAACACCGATTATTCTGGTGAGATTACTGCTTATGGAGACTCTGTAAAGATTATCAAAGAACCTGTTATCTCTGTGTCAGATTACACAAGAGGTAGCGATACTACTGCAACCAAACTAACAGACCAAGAGACATCTCTTGTTGTTGATAGTGCTAAAGCTTTCAAATTCATCGTAGATGATATTGAGACTAAAATGTCACACGTCAACTTCAAAGAGGTTGCTTCTTCTGCTGCTGCATATGCATTGAAAGATTCATATGATGCTGCTGTTATAGCAACTATGTTTGCTGGTTTGTCTGCTTCTTCACCAAACCACGTGTTAGGTGCTGACAGTGCGACAGACTTAGGTGCTGGAGTATATGATGGTTCTGGTGCTGCTGACTTAGGTCAGTCTGGCGAAACAGACCCACTAGACCTTATGGCTAGAATGGCAAGACTATTAGACGAACAGAACGTACCTGAAGAAGGTCGTTGGTTTGTTGCAAGTCCTGACTTCTACGAAGTTCTAGGACAATCATCTTCTAAATTGCTATCTGTAGACTTCAACGCAGGTCAAGGTTCAATTAGAAATGGTTTAGTATCAAGTGGAAAACTACGTGGATTTGACATGTACAAATCAAACAATATTGCTGCAACATCTAATGCTGCTGGTAAATGTTTGGCTGGACACATCTCATCTACAGCTACTGCTCAAACTATCATCTCAACTGAGGTCCTTAGAGACCCTAGTTCTTTCGGTGATATCGTTAGAGGATTGCATGTCTATGGTGCGAAAGTACTAAGAGACGAAGCAATTGTAGGTGCTTTCTACGGTATTGACTAATACCAACCTTGGGGGAGTCTTCGGACTCCTCCTCTTTTTATAGGAAAAAATTATGAAAAATGTATATTTAATTTTAATTGGCTTATTTGCAACTTCATGTGCAACTGTTAATTCAGTGATTGAAGGTGGTAAAGATATTGCCATGACTACAGTTGATACAACTGTTAAAACTGCTGGTTCTATTTCAGGAGCAGCTTTGCAAGATGTTAGTGGTGTTGTTAATACGGTAGCTGAAACTTACGAAGGAGTAATTGATACAGTTGTTGAAAACATTGATGAGCAAACTAACGAACTTCAAAATAAACCAGAATAGTTTATAAGGTATAATTATGAAAAGAAAAACGTATAAACACGGTGGCAAAAAAGAACAAAGAATGACTTATGGTAAAGGTGGGTATGCTAGTATTAAAGATATGGAAAAGCATTGTACTGATAAAGCTGGATACAACGAAAGTTTAAAAAGCAAGAATGAAAGTTAAAGCACCCAAAGGACACCATTGGATGAAACAACCCAAAGGTGGTTATAAACTAATGAAACATACTGGTAAGTTTGTCAAGCATAAAGGTGCTAGTTTAGAAGCAAACTTTCCAATTCAAAAAACTCATAAGAAATAATGGCAACAACATACCTAGATTTAACTAACGAAGTACTAAGAGAACTCAATGAGATACCTTTAACTTCTGCAAACTTTGCAAACGCTGTAGGACTTCAACAGTTTGTCAAGGATGCCATCAACAAGTCTATATTCGATATAGCAAATGAAGAACCTCAGTTACCATTTTTCACAGCAGGTGAAAGTGGTGCAACTGACCCCTTCTATGGAAACGTGACCGTAGCTACAACAGCAGGTACTAGATGGTACGAACTCAAAGCTAGTAGCTCAAGCATCGCAGATGATTACGGTTCGATAGACTGGGATGATTTTTATTTAACCACAATTAACGTTAGTGGTGAATCAGCTCCTTTTGTCTCTAGAGGATTAAAGTTTTTAAACTTAGCTGATTGGAAAAGATATTACAGAGACAGTGAAAACGAAGATGATGCTAATACACAATCTTATGGAGAACCAAAGTTTGTTATTAAATCACCTGATGCAAGGAAGTTTGGATTAAGTCCAATACCTGATAAAGTATATAATATACACTTCTATGCATTTGACAAGCCTACAAAGCTTACAGCACACGGAGACACAGTTGTCTTCCCTGAACAATATACGAATGTCATAACTGCTAAGACAAGATATTATATTTGGCAGTTTAAAGAATCTCCACAACAAGCAGCTTTTGCTATGGATGATTATAAAAAAGCTATGAAGAGTATGAAATCTAATTTGATTAATCCTACTCCTCGTGCAATGACAGACGATAGAAGATACTTTTAATTTATGGCACGTTCACAACCTTATACCGTTGCTTGTGACGGAGGATTAATAAAGTCAGCAAATCAAATTGACTTACTTAAATCTCCGGGAGTAGCACGAGAACTTCGAAACTTTGAAGTATCTATTGAAGGTGGTTATAGACGAATCAATGGATTTTCTAAGTTTGGTGGTGGAAGTGCAGTACAACCAACAGGTGGTATAACTAATATATTAGGTGTTACAACTTATGCAGATGGTGTTGTAGTTGCTGCTGGTACAAGTATTTATTTTAGTCAAGATGGAACTTCGTGGTTAGAAATAAATAAAAGTTCTGTAGCAAACAGTGGTGATAACTATTCAACCTTTACAGGTCGTAGTACACTAACTAGAACTAATCAAGGTCAATGTCAGTTTGTAGTATTTGAAGGAGCTAATTTTGATTACGGTCAACTGATTATTGCTGATGGTTCTAATAAACTTTATAGCTTCCGTATGGAAGGTACAGGTGCATTAAATACTAGAACATTTTTTTCAGAAGAAATAACAGTAACAGGAACTAAGTCCGTTCAGTTTATTGCAATACACGACCATCACTTAATAGCTGCTGGGGTTGAGGATAATTTAAATACAGTTTTTTATAGTGTTTACAACAGCCCAACTGACTTTACAGGAACGGGAGCAGGTTCAGTAACAATATCTGACCAAGTGGTAGGAGTTAAAGGTTTCCGTGAAGATTTAATTGTCTTTGCAGAAAACAGTATTCATAAGCTTGTAAACATCAATGTTAGTTCTGATACAAGAATAGACCCCATCACAGAAAACGTGGGTTGTCTTTCAGGTTATAGTATTCAAGAGATTGCTGGTGACTTGATATTCTTAGCACCAGATGGACTAAGAACAGTTGCTGGTACTGCAAGAATTGGAGACGTTGAGTTAGGAACTGTTAGTAAAGCTATACAGCCTATACTTACAGACTTAGCAGAATCTATTAACAACTTTATTATTAGTAGTGTTGTTATTAGGGAAAAGTCACAATACAGATTATTTTATACAAACACCTCTTTGAACAAAAATCAACAAAGAGGAATTATAGGAACATTAAGACCTAATGGTTTTCAGTGGTCGGAAACAAGGTCTTTAGAAGTAACAGAAATAGGTTCAGGTTTTAACGAAAATGGTATTGAAGAATATTATCACGGTGATACTGATGGCTACGTTTATGTACACGATTCAGGTAACAGTTTTGATGGGAGTAATATACTTGCTCGATTCGGAACACCCGACTACGACTACGGAGACTTAGGAACTTTAAAAACTTTACACTACCTCAAAGTCTCTTCAAGTGCTGAAGGTGTTGTAGAACCAGATGTACAAGTTAGATTTGATTATGGTAATACTGATACACCACAACCACCTAATTTATTTGATTTAGGTAGTATTAATCCACCAGCTTTATTTGGTGATGCTTTATTTGGTACTAACGTATTTGGTGGAGCAGAAAGTCCAATGATAAGAGTACCTTTACAAGGTAGTGGACACAGTAACAATTTTACATTTATAAGTGAGGATACAAAACCTCCATACACAATTAATGGTCTTTATGTAGACTTTATACCTTCAGGCAGGAGATAAACAAAGATGGCAATAACAAAAGTTTCAAGAAATTTATTAAGTACAGGTATAGATGACCAATCTAATGCAACTGCTATCACAATTGATAGTTCTGAAAATGTAGCCATTACAGGAAACCTTAGTGCTTCAAAACTATCATCAAATAATGGTATATTAGAACTAGATGATAATGGCTCACATAACGGAGTTATTAATGTTCCTGCATCATTATCAATAAACATTGATTCAGATAATGGTGCTACTACAGAAAGTTTTACAGTTTCAAAAGATAAAACAGGCATTAATGATACTGATGTTTTATTCAGAGTTATGGAATCTGGAAATGTTGGAATTGGAACGAGTAGCCCATCTTCATATTCTAAGTTAGATGTGGCTGGTTTAGTCAAAATTAATAGTTCAAGAGATACTTACGTTGATGCTTCAGAAGATGCAGGTGCAAGTGCAAAAATATTTGTAACAGCAGCAGGTTCAGGTGATTTTAGTCAAGAAGCTGGTCATCTAGTGATGCAAGCAAGAACGCATACTTCTGTTTATAGAGACATAATATTCGCAGGTGGAATTAATAATGCTGGTACTTTAATGAAGATTAAAGGTGAAGGAGATATACTTGTGGGTAGTACTTCAAATGTTTCTGGCACTCGTATGTATATTGATGGAGGTAGTAGCAATTTAGGACAGTTAGGATTAAGAAATTCATCAGCAACTTCAGGTAATCATTGGAGAATAGGGCAAAATACTGATAGTCATTACACACACTATAATCAAAGCGGTACAGGGGTTTATCTCCTTAATGGGGGAACATCTTGGTCAGGAAATTCAGATGAAACTCTTAAAGAAAATATTGTAGAACTCTCAAGCGTTTTAGATAAAGTTAAAGATTTTAGATGTGTTGAATACAACTTGATTTCAGACGAAACTAATTCTAAAAAAATTGGTTTTATAGCCCAAGACTGGCAAGAAGATTACAGCCAAGTTATAAGCCAAGATGAAAATGGAAAATTAGGCATGGCATACACAGAAACAATACCTGTATTACTAAAAGCTATACAAGAACAACAAACAATAATAGAGTTATTAGAGACTCGTATAACAGCTTTAGAAGGATAACAGGAGCATAAAATGGCAATATCATATGAATGGGATGTAAACACAGTAGACGTATATCCAACAAAAGAAGGACAAACAGACGTTATCTATAACGTGCATTGGCGTATAAATGCTACTGATACTCAGGTAGATGCAGAGGGCAATCCCTACACAGCATCTATTTATGGTACTAAAAATCTAGACACATCTGACCTATCAAACTTTATAGACTTTAATAGCGTAACCTCGGAAGAGGTACAAGGCTGGGTTGAAAGTGCAATGGGTGAAGAAGAGGTACAATCTTTAAAAGATGGTCTTGATACAAACATTACAGGGCAAATTAATCCAACAAGTAAAACTAAAACTTTAGTAGGTTAAAACAAAATACACGGAGAATAAATAATGGCAAGTTACACTAGACAAAGTTCGTTTGCAGACGGTGATACAATCACTGCTGCTTTATTTAATAACGAATTTAACCAACTTGTAAACGCTTTTCACAACTCTACAGGGCACAAACACGATGGCACAACAGCCGAAGGACCTGTTATAGGACTGATTGGTGATGCAGGAGAAACTTCTCCGAACAACAAAGTACTAATAGATACAACCAATAACTTTATTGAGTTTTATGTAGAAGTTTCTTCAGCTCCTGTACAACAGTTATACATATCCGATGGTGCTATTATACCTGTTACAGACAGTGATGTTGATTTAGGTACAACAAGTTTAAGATTTAAAGATACCTATACAGATACAGTTACTACAACAGGTAACGTAAGTGTTGGTGGTAATCTTACAGTCACAGGTAACGCTACTATCTCCGGTAATCTTACATTTGGTGATGCAGACACTGACAGCATTAACTTAGCTGCAGAGATTGATTCAAACGTCATACCAAACACAGATAACACTTATGACTTAGGAAGCTCTTCAAAAGAATGGAAAGACATTTACATTGATGGTACAGCTTACTTAGATGCTATTAATTTTAATGGTACTGCTATTACCTCTACTGCTGCTGAACTAAACATATTAGACGGAGTAACATCCACAGCAGCCGAACTTAATATTTTAGACGGAGTTACTTCAACTGCTGCAGAATTAAATATCCTTGATGGTGTTACAAGTACAACAGCCGAATTAAACTTACTAGATGGTGTAACATCTACTACAGCAGAACTCAACATACTTGATGGAGTTACAGCTACAGCAGCAGAGATAAATGCTCTTGATGGTATTACATCAACAGTTGCAGAACTCAACATTCTTGATGGTGTTACATCAACTGCAGCAGAATTAAATATTTTA